TACATTATTTGGCAACGTATCTTTTTCCTCTTGAATTTGTTCTTGCATTTTTTCAATTTCTTCATCTGTCATCATAAGAACTTTATTCATAACATAGTGTTGAGAAAAATAACGACCAATATATGGATCAACTAAACCTACCATTTGTAATCTGTTTTGTAGCAACTCTGCTTCACGCAGTTCGGTAAAGTTATTGTCTTTACGGAAGTCGTAGTAAATATTTTCTTTAAATGAATCCCATTCATCACTTGTGCAAATACCTTTTAGCACTAATTGTATTTTCATGGCTTCATCAAATATTTGTGAAAATTTGTTACGCAGACGAACAACAAACTTGGCAAACTTTAATTCGTCACGTGTAATTTCTTGACTACGACCAAGGCCAGCAAGCCCACCTTCTTGTGATTCAAGTCTTGAATATGGGACATTAAGAGATTGTAAAAGTTTCTTTTGGAAATACTTGACATCTTCTAACTCACCTAAGTTTTGACCAGCAGGTAGTGTAGTAATTTCTGTGCCTTTACCACCTTCACGGCGTGGTAGCCAGAAGTCTTCAAGCATCGACATATGTTTACGTTCATCACGAATCTCACCTGTGTTGGCATCATATACCAACTTATTACGGTATTTGATCATGATATCACGCAGATATTGTTCTGCTTTACCACGTGGCAAGTTACCAACGTCGATGTAGAAAATACGGCGTTCTGGCGCACGACTAATACGGTAGATGACAATCGCATCTTCAATCATACGTAATTGATTGAGTGGCTTAATTGCTTTGTGTAGATATGAAATAACAAATGTATTCTTTGCATCCATTAGACCAGAGTTGATATTGATAATCGAATCTGGTGCAATACGAATGCCTTGACCTACATTTGATGTATATGTTTGAGTTGTTGTACCACGATCATTGTAGACATAGTATTCAGCAACCGATACAACAATCATTGCGCCTGTTTTGGGGTCACGATCTTTTTTGATCTCACGTACTTTACGAATCTTGCGTGGATCAATGTATCTAAGTTCTTGAATACCTTCTTTGGGATTTTTGTCATTGACTACAATATGATAAAAAATACGACCATCGATATACCATCGTTTAAACAAATCATCAGCAAGATTACTAAAGTTTAACATTTTTAATACATTGTTAAACTCTTCAATAATTTTTTTCTTGATCGTTTCTGGTTGCTTTAGGTTATCCAAAACAATATCAACAACTTTACCTTGATCGTCATGTGTAATGGCCTCATTGACAATTTCATCAATGGCCATTTGACATTCGGGGTGATTTGACATCTCACGATATCGTGTGATAAGTTCTATTTCGTTGCGAACAGAACCTTCTAGGTCAACATAGGTACCGTAATACGCATTTTGCGTAACGGTAACTGCACCATCATCAACGGTTGCGGAAGGCAAAGCAAAGGATGCCTGTTCGGGCTTTTCAGCCTTGACGACATCCTTCGAGCCTAATGTAAAGCCGAAAAGTTTAATTGCCATTAAATATCATCCTGTAGTAAAAGTAGGGCAAGAGCCCTACTCTTAGATTACGCCGTCTGTAACTGCTTCCCACCACTGGTAGGTTAGAGTTACAGAAAACTCTTCAATCGCATCATTTGATCCCCAATCAACATCAATTGGTGTAATATCAGTTGGATACATGCCTATAAATTTATATTGTTTAAGTGCGTTACCAGCTTTACCAAATTGTGTAATTTCACCATCGGATGTGTAACCTAATGGTGTACCGGCAACTGGATTACGAACGTTAAAACTGTGGCTGTTAATGCCATTCATCCATCGTTCGAACGCATTACGCACAATAAAATCTTCATCATTAATAACTGTTACTGTCCAATCAGTGAATGTACGATTGCCTACAAACTTTAATTCACGACCAAAATATTGAACAGGCACGACACCCAGAGTTGCTCCTGGAAGTTGTGCTGTCTTACACATGAACGTCATTTTTGTTTGTGCGTTTCCTGGTAGTGAGAACGCAGGAAACGGCATGCTTACCTCAAATAGATTTGGGCGGGCACCGTCACCAACTAATTGTGAACGGAACTGATTTACGTTAAATGCCATTTATTATTCTCCTGTTTCTCTTTTATTTAGGCTGCACCTACCACTTCATTGAAACTTACACCTGTACGTACCGCAACAAAGTTAAGTTGAATAAAGTTGATAGAACGAGCAGGTTTAATGTAAATGTCACCAATAAACTCATTACGATCAATAACTTCTCCTGTGTTGTTTGTATCATCGCAGACTACACGGAAATCAGTGATACCACGACGACCTTGAACATCACGCAGGAATGGTTCAACTAGAGCAACAAATTGAGCACGTGTGAACTGATCGTTATATTCGAACAGAGAGAAACGAGCCGCACGTGCAATTGCTTTTTCAAGCACAATGAACAAACGACGAACATTGATACGATCAAATGCACTCGGTTTGCTCAACATTGTTTTATCACCATACAGAACTGTGCCTTCACCTGGGAAAGAAACTACAGGGTTAATGCCCTTCACATACATGTCATCACGTTCAGCCTTTGTTGGATTCCATGCAAGTTTAATCACGTTCTTAATTTGACCACGATTGAAACCACCTGGTGAGAACCATGGATCACGTTCGTTATCTGTGCGAACACACAGACCAGCAATGTCGCCGTTCAGTGGAATCCAACGATAGACATCATTGTACTTATCGTACTGATATTTGTAGCCTGAATCAATTACCGCATATGAACTTGATGTGAGTGTATTACGGTATGCAGTAATATCAGTTGCTTCATCTCCAGAGTTGTCAACACAATCTGCTTTTTCTGGCGACAAGAATGCAACACAGTCTTTACGTGTTTCAACAATATTGCTGATTACGTATCCACCAATTGTAGAATTACCTGTACCTGTTACACACAGAGAGATGTCAATTGATTCAGCATTTTTAAACTGATCCCATGCAGTAGTGATTTGAGATGTTCCTACTGAACCATCTGCGCCGCCTGACAATGAAAATGCAATATTTCCAGTTGTAACTTTATATGTTGATGTATTAGCAATTGTTCCCCAATTAGTTCCTGATCCAAGATTCGCAGCATCAGGATGAGCAAGCCACCAAATATACTTTGATTTATTTGAAACTACATTTTTATAGTAGTTACTATTACCTGAATCATCTTTTGCATCGGATGCTTTAGAAACAAATGCATATTTTTCTAGAACCGTGCCTTTTGTTCCTGTCCAAACACCATCTTCATCAACAACAACAATGTGAACTTCATCATTTGCACCACCTTTGTTTGCGACATATGAAGAAGTATTAGGTCTTGCGGTAAACTGTGTACGATATGGCCAAACATCAAATGTTGAACCACCGTCAGCAAGAGAGATGCTTAGAGAGTTACCTAAAGTTCCTGCCCAACGAGCAGAAAAACCACCGAAAGAACCATCTGCGTAACTGTGATTAGATTCCCAATCACCTTCGTTTTTGATAAGCAAGCCCATGCCATTTGCAGTAGCGTTCAGGCCACCGCTAGGAATTGCACGAACTACTTTTAGATTGTTTCCGTATGCTAAGAAGTTTGCAGCAGAGAACCAATATTCATAATTATCGCTATATGGTTTACCGAATGTGTCCACCAGACGAACTTCATCGGAAATAGTTGTAATTTCACCACATGGTCCCCAAGCAAAAGGTCCTACAAATGCGCCAGTAGAAGTGGCAACTGAAGGAATAACTGTAGTCAGATCAATCTCTGATACATTCACTCCAGGTGATAATTGAAATGCCATTGGATTTCTCCTTTTATTGTTGGGTCAATATTCTTTTTATTGTCTATTTAGTTTTTTATAAACTTGATGATAAATAGCCTGCTGGTGGCTCCCACATATCTCCATCTTCTACTTCCAACTCTCTACGTAATCCATCCTCAATGAAGCCAAACGGTAATACACTTTCCTCACCCAGTAGATTTTGTTCTTCCAGCATGATCTTTCTGATGTCAATTCTTGTCTCATCTTTGAAGAAAGTTTGTGCTGTCAACCACGCAAAAAGCACCAGACCCATCACGATGTCATCATTATTACCTTCTTCAGCAGCATAGGTATCTCTAGTTCGAACAAAAGTATTCAGTTCAGCAATGGTATCAAAGTCATTGATAATTAATTTGTCGTTTTCAATCAACGTCTTCATGTTGGCACAACCAATTTTCTTGACTGATTTGGTTGTTTTTACCCCAAATGCCACAGAACGTTTGAAGCCAGCAGAAATGCTCTGACCTTTGATATGATGGTGTTCTAGTTTATAGATGTTTTCATATTCTAGATCATAGTGTAGAATGTCTACGACTTGCTGGCCTACATTGTTCGTTTCAATCAGCACATAAGCCTGATTGTATCGATTGGCCAATGCATAAATGACTGTAGGTAAAAACAGTAAAGGCAGTTTGTTATTACGATATCGAGCAACTTGTTTATATGGTGCTTCTGTGGAATCCAAAATATTAATAGTATGGTAGTCTAAACCTACACCTTCAGCACAGTCTACGGTAGCAATGTAGATACGTCCTGGGCGTGGATCTTCATATACAAACAGATTTCCATCATCTTCAATTCGCATTGGATCATAAAAGCCAAG